CGAGGTGGTCTCTTTCTCTTTGTCTCAAGGTTTGTCTCATGGAGGTGTAAATAGTATTTTTTGTTAGAAGGCAAAACTCTTTACATATTTTGTAGAGCGATTTTCAAGCCTTTGTAGATTAAATAAGGCGATTTTTTATCTTTGTTGATTTTGTATCTAAAGATAATTTTGCCCTTATTTTTGAAATAAAGTGAGCCTTTATTAGTGTTTAAATATTAAAGGTAATATGGATTGGGAAGATTTCCACAGGATTGTTGAAGATTATTTAGATGAGAGCGATATCAAAACAGAGTCAGTTATTCGGATGCTCCTAAATAAAGGGGATGAAGATGAAGAGAATCGATTAGAGATAACTAAGTCTGTGAAGGGTATGTTGAAAGGGAACAAAGGGTCTCCATTTGGGACAGGGAGCAAATCGATAATCCCAGTAAAGGTGAGAATCGTAATTAAAGAGATTGGCAAAATTGTCTATAATGCATCTATAGAGTACTTTGATTCTGTCCCTAGTGGGCTAATAAGGAAGCATGGGAAGAGTGGCGGTGGGGGCTACGCTAGTGCTAAAGAATATGCTTTGGTTGAAAGGAATAAGATTGAGATAGCCCTTCAAAGAAGATTCACTGATGGCAAATGGGATGGAACTAGACAGGCATTAGGCTATGAGGATAGTCATGAATTTCTTTAGGTGCAAATAGTATTTGGTAATTTTTGTAATAAAATAATATCAAAAGATAACATTTAGCGATAGGGTGACCTTTAAAAGAAAAGCCCCTAGGGAGAATTGAAGGTCGGAGTTTCAGACATGCGCAAAATAGTATTAGACTGGTTAGAAAAATATATTGACGATGTGACAGAAATTTCCGTAAGAGAAGATAAGATTCTTCTCTACAATAGTAATGGGCTGAAAGGCATTATAGTTCACCAAAAGGTGTAAATATGAAAAAGAAAATAATAGTGCTAAGAATAGTCCAAGCAGTACTACTCGGATATCTAATTTTTAGATATTTCCAATAAATCAAAACCTGTCGGTTTCTGCGAATAAAAATGAGAAAGGTTGACTTTCAGTAGATAGTGGGATACTACCTCCCCCATGAACTCATTTTCCGACGCTTTAGGTGATTATATGTTTGAATGGTTTTTAAAATATTTTACTCAAAGAGATAAAAAGAAATACAATATGCCAAAGTGCAATAAGTGTGGTCTTGTCTCTTCCAAGAAATTTCGTATAGAAATAATAGATGAAGAAATAGAATTTACGATAGCAGGGAATATCTGCGAATCTTGCATAGAAGATATGCAACGGTCTTATGACCCAATGTGGATACCTCCCTTAGTAATCATGGAGGAATAAAAATGAAAATGAAAACAAATGAAAAACAATGGATAAGAATATTAGACGAAGCGGGTGTAGGTATAAAAAAACCTTTCACTAAAGAAGAAGCGATTGACATTATTAGGTATACTCCCCAAGTAAGGAGTGCAAAACAAAGATATGTCCCTAATTTTCAGAAAATGAAAATGGCTCTGTTGAAGTCTCAACTATTTGAAATAAAAGAAAGATATACAGAAACAAGAAAACCAACTACTTGGATTAGGGTGAGGAAGAATGATTGACACAGATAAATACGAAGGACATGATACAGGTTGGAGGGCTCACTTCTTTGAAGATGGCTCAATAGCAATAGGTGGAGTATGTAAATTACTCACCGAAGAAACGGGACACAAAACAAGGAAAATGATAGAAGCGAATGCTTTGCTGATAGCAGACGCACCACTTCTTCTTCAAGAAGTCAAACGGTTGCGTGAAGAAGTCTATAATTTAACGAGAGCAAATGATACCGCATGGGCGTTGTCGGAAGTAAGTGAAGAAGAAGTCAAACGGTTGCGTGAAGAAATTGATAATATTGCTAATGAAATGGAACAAGTTGTTCGTACTGAATACGAGCAAGAAATTATCGAGGACTTACGGAAGGTGATTGAATGACTGATAAATATACAGAAAAAGATATTGGTAAAATAGTTGAAGTTCATGGTGAAAATGGTTCTTCATTCGATGAAAGAATAGTTCTAACATTTTGTAAAATATGTGGTGCTAGATTCATCGGAACAATTAGAGAAGCCGGTGGATTTATTGGAGGACATGAAATGTTTCACGCTTGGGAATTTCAAATGGAAATGGAAACGGAATTGGAGGCATAAAAATGATAGTATTTACAAGTTGTAATAATTGTGGCGCAATAACAAATTGGGTCAGTAATAGAATGTTAGATGAAACTACTTGGCTTTATGCAAATACTACCCACAGTGTTTCTAAAACAATAATTCCTTGTTGTGGAGATACTGCAAACCCTTGTGTAACATTCCACATGCTTAGTGTGGATGAATATAATAAGTGTTTAGCGGCTAAACAAAAAGAAGGTTTTGAAACGCACCTAGATGGGCTTTTCAAAGAGAAAGCAGAATATGATAAAAGGAGGAAAGAATATGAGCGACAGTGAAAGAGACATTCCATATTTTCTATCAGACAACCATAAAACATTTCTTTGGAGATATAAGTTAAACAAAGACAGTTCTCACGAACACTATTCTTCTGTAAGGTTGTATGATGTATGTGATGGAGATTTAATTATTCTATATGAGATGTTGACTAAATTATTAGAGCAAAGGGGTGTTAAATATGAGTAAAGGTAGAGAATGGATTCCTCTATTACGAAGAAATAAAAAGACGATGATGAAAGTTAATGTTTCTCCGGTAGTTTTGGATAAACATGAATGTGTTTCTATTCTTTATTGGCATCTTTCGCATGAAAGTAAATATACTCTGCTAACTATGAAAAAGAAACAAGTTAAAAATGTGCTAAAAATAGGAGCAAGATATATTTCTTATCATGGGTATATAGAAGACGCACCTCGTAATAGAGAGCAGTTGATTAGCGATAATGAAAAATATGGAGATGGTTGGGATTTGGATAGTTGGGATACCTGTAATTTTATTATCACTAAGTACTTTCCGGAGTTTGATATTTATGATTAATGAAATGTTAGATGAAATAATAAAAAGAGTCAAGGTAGCAAAAAAGGCAATCAGACTAAATAAACTAGACTTAGTACAAGATTGTTTTTGGGTAATAGAATGTAATATTGAAGATATAAAAATAGGATTGGATATAAATGAAGATGAAACACTTAGTTAAAGAAACTAGAATATGGAAAAAGGACTATCTAGAATTAGATGTAAAGATAGCGGAACAAAGAAAAGCGTATTGTAAGAAGCAGACCAAACTTGGTCGTAAAGATGCTTTTAGAATATATGAAGAATCAAGGAGGAAATTTAAATGAGAAATGAAATAAAAAAGATACTGATTGACTATGGAGTAGAAGGCGAACAATATAGTGACTTAGAAGAATACTTGTCTAAGTTACTTGAAGTCGTTTATACACATGAAGGATTAACGGCTTGGTTAGATGAAAACCATCCCGAAGTATATGACGAATGGATGAGTGATGAAAGATGATATTAGTTGAAGATGATTGTCCGTTCTGTAACTTAGAAATGTTTGCAGAAGTACTTTGTGAATGTAAACTAAAATCAATACAGGGGGTAAAATAATGAATGATGAGCAAAGAAAAAAAATAATTGAAATTGTAGAAAGAGAATGTGAGACATTAAGACTTCTCCATAAAAAATTGCGTTTGGGTATAATCCATGCGATACATGTTGTTTTAGAAAAAATAGATGAGGAGAATTATGAAGAGGCTAAAGACATAATATTGGGTATTATAGTCGGTCTAGAAACAGGAAGTAATGGGGTGGAACAATGAACATATTTGCACTATCAGAATGTCCTGTAGAATCAGCGAGACAGATGTTAAACAAGCATGTAGTAAAAATGCCAACAGAAAGTTGTCAGATGTTACATACTAACTGTCTATACTTTTTGTTCGTAAATTGTCATGGTAGAGAACCCACTCTAAAAGAACTAAAACAATTTCACAAAGAATCGCATTTTAGTTATTTGATGAAACCTGCTATGCTTAATCATCCTAGTACTATTTGGGCTAGAAGAAACAAAGCGAACTATATGTGGTTGTATAATCATGCAGTGGAGTTGTGTAAAGAATATACTTACAGATATGGTAAGGTTCATGGTTCAGAAAAAAGAATCTTAGATAGTTTTACCTTTTCATATGATGAAGATGAATTGACTCCAGTAGATATTGCTATGGCAGATATTTACAGATTACCTAAAGAACAACATTCTTGGGATTTTGTTATTAGAAGTTATAGGCACTATTACCTAGAAGGTAAGTGGCGTTTTGCCTATTGGAGTAAAAATAGGAGACCTAGTTGGTATCCTTCTGATTGGAATTTAAATAAAATGTTAGGTGAACATAATGTGTAAAGAATGTAATGGAAATGGATACATCAAAACCTTCTGTAGAATTACAGAACGGTTTGAGTTTGATGATTGTTGGACTTGTAAATTTAATGAGATGGAGGAGAGAAAATGAAATATTTTCTAGAAGATAGTAGAACAGGAGAAATTAAAATGTTCGGTGATAGAGAAGAGTTAGTTAGTTGGCTCATCTTTGGAAATAAAAAAATAGAGGAATTAAAATGAAAGAAATAGAATTTAGAATAATAAGCGACGAGGCACTACCTCCGATGATAATTAATAAGAATGAAGACGACTTACCAAAGATAATAATAAACGACTATCATAGAATTTGGCTATGTTTAAATAGAGGTGTAATTGCAGGAACTTTTGAGGTTCTTCCAAAGAAAATAACTGAAATCTTAGATGCTTATTTGAGAGAACAATACCAATATGAAATAATGGATAGAGGTGATTAATGTGGTTAATTTGGTAACAAAAGAAACAGGAAAACTTTGTAAAGAATGTAACAAAATGACAGGCACTACTAAATGCGATAAATGCAATAGTTATGTTTGTAGGGCATGTGCTAGATTTATCACTAGCCCGAACAGTCCAGACATTATGATAGTTCACAGCATTTGCGATAGGAGGAGAAAGAAATGAATGATAAAATAAAACCAAAAAGAAAACTAGGAACAGGCCACTACGATAGAAAACTAATGGAAAGAATGGTTGAACTATCTGTTGCCGATAATTATGAAGAAGCGAGTGAGGAATGGCTTGCTACAGGAAATGTATATTGGGGAGACATGGAAATTCCCGATTGGTGGGAGACTCCACGAAAATGTTTATGTGGTCATAGAATAGAATACCATTTTGAAGTTCAGAATGAAAAGAATGGTAATTTGATTTTAGTTGGTTCTGACCATATTAATACCTATCATATTCTTAGACATATTGTTGCAGAAAGGAGACAGCGTGGGGAAATTATCCATGCTGACGATATTACTGATGAAATGATTGATGAGTGGCTTAGTGAAAGAGTTGCTTCTATGAAGCAAACTGCTTGGTGGCATGCTTACGGTCAAATGTTTGAGATGATGTTTGAAGCAGTAAAAGAATATGATGTTAGAATAAATGTTAGAGTTAGAAAATGGGAATACAATAAGAAATATGGACAAAGTATTCCAATAACTCAAATTAGAAAGGTTGGAAAGGGCGTACAAGGAGAAGACGACTACCAAATGGCTTCAATCGTTTGGAGATGGAATCATCCCGATAATCCTAGAAGACAAATTGATTCTAGAGGATATCCAAATGACAAACTTTGGGGCGACCTAATGTTATTTTATTCTAGAGTAGAAGAACATAAGGCTCAATGTGAAAAAGAAGATTCTGATTTACAGAAATTAGAAGATATAGAGGAAAAGAGAACTAGATTGAGAGAATCTCAATGGTCTTTATTAAAAGAAGATAAAGAGAGATTAGAAAATTCGATTATTAGAGATAGATGTGATTATTTTGGAATACCAGATATTACAGGAGTCGAAATAAGTGAATTAAATACCTTTGAGAAAAACTTTATGCAAAGCATAAGGGATTTACTAAAAGGTAATTCTTATTATCCACCGTCAAGTAAACAGATGGCTATTCTGAAAAGGATAGTAAGTGGAGAGAGGGTAGAAGAACCCTCAACATACAAACAGCAAAGATATCTTTACAGGTTAGGATATCAAGGCGAAGCAGATTCCTTAACAAAGTCGGAGGCTAGCGAAATGATAACACATTTGCTTGAATCGGGGTCACAACCCGAATATTAACGCAAGGCTTTATTAGGAAATAAAAAAGTAAAATAAATAGGAGAAATGAATATGATAAGTTTGACAATATTGAATGAAACAGGACATACATCTTTGACGCTAGAAGTTAGTGATGTAATAGAACAGATTAATACCCACCCTACGGACTGGGTATTCGTTGATGGAGAAATGGTTTCGAGAGAAAACATAGCATCAATCAACTGGGATACTGTAGAAGAAGTAGTATTGACCCCTGCTATCGTAGGCGGTTAATCAGTAATTTTAGAGGGGGGTCATCCCCCTCTATTTTCTTGGAGGTATTTTCTTTGAAATGGTTCAAGAATAGAGAAGAGTGCATTTTAGTGTACCAAACATTTATGGATGATTTTTCTATAAATAATCGGGAGATATTAAAGAATGCATTTCTCTATTCTGAAACACTTTCTGATAAAGGAGCAATATTCCATATTACAAGTGTTTTTAGAACTTGTTTATGGGATATAGATGAGGCCATATCAAAAGGTTTTCACAGTTGGATGACTATTAAAATACCCGAAAGAATAGATGCTATGAAATACCATGAGATGATATAATGAAAGATAAAGACCCAGAATACGAAAAAAGTAGTTGGTCGTACAAAAATAGAATTGCGACTAAGTGCAGGATTTGTGGAAGACAACTTCTTCTTCCCGAAGAAATGAAAAAAGAAGTTCATGCAGAATGCGATAAGAAATTGAATAATAATACATATGTGATGTGATAGATTGAGATATAATGTAAATAAACAGAGTATAGATGTTGAAGTAGAAAAAATAAACGGTACTTGCTACCTACAAATGACTCATAGAGAAACTACCGGAATGAGAATGGCTCAAGGCCAAGACGCTTATCATGCAGGGCTTAGTTTTAGTATTAAGCACCGCTTAAGAAGGTCGCCTAGTTTTGAGGCTATTCTACATTTTGATGACTTCATGATTCATCTAAAGAAAGATAAAGATTATTTTATGAATGGGAAGAAATTTGGTTTGAATATGATTGCTGATATTCTAGCAAGACTAGCATATGCCTATTCTTCCGGAATAACAGATTTGTGGCTATTGTATTTGAAATATACAAACATTCCAGAAAACATCAGATATGCTCTAGAAAATAGAGTACCATATCATTTTTATGAAGAATGGAATAAATGTGATGTTAGATTAAATGTAATGCAAATTGACTCTAAGAAATATGCAATAGAAATTTCTGATTCTGTTTGGGGAGAAATATCTAGTTCTGATTTGAACACATTCATTAATAGTTATAGATTTGATAAAAAGAGAGGGAATTGGCACTCTCTTTCACCTAAGAAGTTATTTGCTAGACTGATTGGTAGAGTCCCTACTAGTGCAGAAGAGACTCTAATGATTGCCTTTCTAAAACAAAATAGAACTAGAGACATTGTAGAACAAAGAGCGAAAGAACTAGTTTCTGAAATGTGTGAAAAATATCCTGATAGAATATTCTACAAGGGATTTGAAGTGGGAGATATTAACTACACAACTGGAGAAAAATATACAAAACATAATAATGAATTTCTCTTTGTTAAAGGAAAATTATTTGATTGGAAAATACAGAAAAGAGATGCTGTTTCTGGTGAACACGATAGGCAAAATGTTAGTGTTTATGTTTACAATGTTAGAAAGTATTCAGAGGAAGATGAAAAAGTCCCAGAAGAATTTGGTTGGTTGGGACCCATTTGTATAGATAATATGACTAGTCATGGTGGTAATTCTATTGGAGACCAAATGGTCGCTAGAGCGTTGGCTTTAATGAATGATAATATCGTAACTAAATTTGTAGGAACAATTCAATCTTACATAAGAGAGGAAATGTCGGAGCGCAGATTGTCTTTTGATAATTTAGAGGAACTAATATGAGTTGCATAGAATGTGGTCAAAGTGATTTTGAATTTAATGAAAGACTTGGAGAAAAAATCTGCATAAATTGTGGCTTTGTTGAAATAACTGAAAGGTTTGAGCAAAGCGTTTCTATGTATAATTCTAATGGGGAATTAGTTAGAGAAGCAACATTTAGAAAAACTCTCGGCTCTACAAATAGAGCCAAGTATGATTCAACAGAAACAAATATCCAAGTGGGTTTAGTTTATTGTAATCTAGTATTATCTAGCATTATGATAAACCATCCTCTTAGGGATAGAGTAGAAGAATGCTACATTTCTTGTTTTAGAGGGAATGTATTTAACAACCTATATAGTTATGAAACTAGAGCAACTGCTTTAGTTTACTATGTTTTGAAGGAAAACAATATTCCCATTAAACTTACAGATGTTAAAAAAGAATTCGACTGTGACATGAGAAAGGTGAATAAACTAACTAGAAAGATTGCCTCGCATTTCGGCAACTCTTCTGTTTATGCCAAAAATAACACAATAAGGGAATTAGACTTATTGAGTAGAGAAATTTTAGATACAGCAGAATATATTTCGCTGTGTCAAGAAATGCACATATATCTAATGCCAAAGTTATCTAACTTTACTAAAGGTAGAACCTACTGTGCGGCAATATGTTTGATAGTTGCTACGGCAAACTGTTTGAATATTAAGCAAGCACATATTTCTGCTAAAAGTGGATTTAGTACTGTGACAATTAGAAAACAAGCCCTAGAATTATTAAGTATTCTAGGCTTTCAATCGTTAAAAGAAATAAAAGGAAAAGTGATAATATGTTAAATAATAAAGATGGAAAATTGTATGTAGAAAACTACGAAGTAATAAAGGGGTATGAATCCTTTTGGGGTTGGTATTGGTTTGTAACTGAAATAGAAGAAGAAGATTATGAAGGACACCCACTATACTTTGGCTATGTTCAAGGATTAGAAAATGAATTCGGTTCTATTTGGATGGGTCAACTACAACCGCTAATTGAACAGGGAACAGTTTGGGAAATTAAAGAAGAAGATTTACCTCATGCGGGGAGAAGATAAAATGGATGAATTAAAATATGCAACAGTAGCAATACAATTGTCTAATGATATTGGATTGCCATATGATATGCCTAATGATTGGGTAGAGACAGTTTTGAGTATTGCTGGAATGATTAATGCCAAATATAATTGTGGTGTTGATGTTGCTTTTGGATTAGCAACAAGAAAAGGATTTGAAATAATAGATAAGGAAGTGAATGAATGAAATGGGAAGAAACAGATAAAAGAACAGTAATGCATATGTTAGGCTATGGTAAAAACATTTGGACTATGACTATATTTAGAGAAGCGGTTGTAGAGAAGAATCTTGATATACCTACTTTGCAGTATTTGATAGATACACATATCCAATGGTGGGGAAGTCATGAAGAAATAGAAGCCATTAAAGAATATCTAAATTTTATGCTTAATCGAGAAAAGAAAAAATTAGGAGTTGATTAAAATGCTAAAGAAAGATTATGTAAATATGACTAATTATTTAGTTGAATATATATTGAATTTTGAAGGTAGTTGCACAGGTTATGTGCCTACCCAAAAAGCGAAGGAAGAAGTAATTTACAGTATGAAGCGAATTATGGAAAATTGTGGAGTAGAATTTAAATCAAAAAGGAAGTGGTATGAATGAGAAAAATATTAGTTATTGGAGCAGGTGGAATTGGGAGTTTTCTAATTCCTATCCTAGCAAGGACAAAATTGTATAAGATTACAGTAGCAGACCCCGATATTGTGGAGAAGAAAAATCTGCCTTATCAGAATTATGAAGAAGAAGATGTGGGTAAGAATAAGGCCAAAGTTATGTATGATAGATATATTTGTAATGGCATGATACCTCATCCTATTCTAACAGATAATCAATTGAAAGGATATTCGTTAGTTATTTCCTGTGTAGATAATCTAAGTCTTAGAAGAACTCTTTACAGGTCAAATATTAACTGGCTTGATTTAAGAGCGCAGGGTCGCAATTGTGCATTTATTAGTTCTGATGCAGACCCTCAACAATATGATACTTTGTTAGCGGGTCCCGATGGTTCATTTTCTTGTCAAGGAGATAGTTGGGACGGTTCAAATAAAAATGTTCATTTTATGCAGTGTGCAATTGCAGGAATTGGAGCGCAGTGGATTCAAAGATATATGAATGATGAAGAAGTAAAAAACTTCGGAGTATTCAATATTTAATGTAATGATTAATAAGGTGATAAATATATGACTAATATAGAGAGAGAAGATATGAGTGATTTTGACAACCAATATAAATTGGGAATAGTTTCTCATTGGGAACTGAATAAAAAAATAGATGATGGTTTTCTAAATGAAATTTGGGAGGCTTCTACTAAGATTCTACCTAATTTAGAAGTCCAAGTTGTGATTGATGCTAACGATAAACTACACATTAGTAGTGGTAGTGGTTCTTATGTTGATTTTGAAATAGACCCTACAGGAATGAAATTACCTATTAGGTGTTGGATTCACACACACCCATTCGGTAAAGCATACTGGAGTGGTATAGATTGGAGAACAATTGATACATGGCGACCTATGATGAAGAAAGCAATAGTTCTAGGGAATAACGAAAGAGGTATTTGGTATAATACTTTGAAAGGAAGGAATTGGATTTGGGAAAATAGTGAGGGTGTTCAGAAGATGAATAATTCTATGTATGCTCCTAAAATTTGTCCGGAGTGCATTGATAATGAAAGGTTGTTAGAATTGCTTTTGGATTTTAGTTGGTTAGAGTTTAGACATTTAGATAGGGCAAAGGAACTACTAGAGAATGAACTATATGCCGATTCGGAGGGAAAATTAAATGACTAAGATGGCTATGAAATATATCCTAGAAGTGACTAGTATAGGAGAAGAAATTACTACCGCTATAGTCCAAGAAAGGATGAGTAAAATTACTCACAGCGATAATAAATTGCGTTTGATAAAACACATACCTACAATTCAAACGACAGCGCAACTGATTACAAGGTCTAAGCATTTTGAAAAAACAGAAAGGCAAGAGAAACCTAAAGTTTGGAGGCGTATTAAATGATACAATGGACTATTAGAAAAACTATTTCTCTAATGGGAAAGGTATATGTTTTCTTAGATAAATTTCTAAAACATGAAAATGGCAGTATTCTAGGAACAGAAATAGATGATGATTTTGAAGAAATGTCTAGAAAACAATTATGTTCTTACATAGAAGCAAAATTCGGATGGGAAGAAAATGCCTTTTGGAATTTAGAATCAACGCAGAAAATTAGGCTGTGCTGTCAAATTGCTAGAAATAATAAGTTCAAGGGTGTTAAAAAATGAGATGCAGAAATTGTAGGAGGAAGGCAGTATTACACCCAATAAAAGAAGTATGCCACCCCTGCTATCTCACAATGAATAAAAGAAAGGAGAAGATAAAATGAAAACTATAGGAAAGTGGATTGCGTTTCTACCATTAATAGAAGAAAGCGCAAGTGGAATAAAAAGCGAAAGTTTGGATAAAGGAACTGTTATATGCAAATATGAAGGTCGGAGTTTCAGACATGCGCAAAATAGTATAAAAGAGAGTGAAATAAACCTCGGTGACAAAATACACTTTGATATCAATAAAGTTGCCTACAAAAGTAGCGACTATTGGATTATTGATATAGATTATATTTACGGGGTGATTGAATGATTTTGTTTGGAGAAGAAGTAAAAGAAAAACTACTAGAAGGAATTAATTTAGTTGCTAATACAGTAAGGCCAACATTGGGACCCCAAGCACATAATGTAATATTACAAGGTAGTCCTCCAATTATTATTAACGACGGAGTTACTATTGCTAAGTATGTTTCTCATCCAGACCCATATGTTACTATGGGAATTAAATTAGTGCAAAATATTGCGGCTAAGGCTCAATCAAATACTGGAGATGGAACTACTACAGCGTGTTTAATTGCGGCAGGATTATGTAATGGATTAGCCAAATACTCAATTAGTGATGTGCATTCAGTTAAAAAAGATTTAGAAAAAATTAGGGATTCTGTATTAAATTCTTTAGCAGAACAAACTAGACAAATTAGTGATAATTTCATTACTGATATTGCTACGATTGCTTCTAATAATGATGAAGATATGGGACTACTAATTTCCCAAGTTATAGAAAAGGTTGGTCGTGATGGAATAATTACAGTTAATGAAGGAAATCAATTAGATACTACCTTTGAACTAACAGATGGTTTAGAAATAGATGAGGGATATTTTAGTCATTTGATGGCAAACGACCCATCGGGAATTTGTGAATTAACAAATCCAGTTATTTTGGCAACCAATAAACATTTGATTAATTTTGCAGATATGCTTCCTGCACTAGAACTGGCTTCTAGTAAAGGTAGACCCATTCTTATTTTTGCGAAAGCAATACAGGGTTCAGCATTAAACAATACAGTAATGAATATTGTAGACGGCAGAATACAAGCATGTATTGTAAAAGCACCTAATTTTGGTGATGCTCAATTAGATGAGTTAGGGGATATTGTAGCCTTAATGGGTGGCAAATTATTCAGTGATGAAAATAATGATGATGTTACTACTGTTTCATTTGAAGATTTTGGAACTTGTGAAAAAGCAATCATTACTTCTGCTTCTACTACATTAGTTGGTGGGGAGGGTGATGTAAGAGATAGGGTGTCTTCTCTGAAATTAAGATATGAAGAAGCCGACTCTAATTATGATAAATCTAGACTACAGAAAAGAATGAGTAGACTCCAAGGTGGAGTAGCAGTAATTACTGTTGGTGCGGGTTCTAGCATAGAAATGAGAGAAACTAAAGAAAGATTGGATGATGCGATTAATGCAACAAAGGCCGCTCTATCGGGAGGTATTATTGTAGGAGGCGGATTAGGTCTTGCTAATGCAACTACTGTTCTAGATGGGGGTATTAATCCACAAATGGAAATGATTGTTACAGATGCTTTACTACAGCCAATCAAATATCTTTCAGAAAATCATTCTCTTGATGAAATTGAATTAGGTTTGGAAAACACTAGAGGTTTTAATGCACTAAGTAGAGAAATAGAATGTTTATTAAACGCAGGAGTAATTGACCCTGCTAAAGTTACTATCAGTAGTTTTACTGTCGCTATGTCAATAGCAACACTATTCCTAACTACAGATGTAGCAGTATTGTTGGAGGAATAAAAATGGGATATAGACAAATGAAAAATTTAGCCTGTTATGTTGCTACCAATCTCTATGATTGGGATAAGCAAGACATAGAAGATATGGTAGAACAGGTAGGTTGTGTTGAAACCGTAGTTGATTTTCTTATAGAATATGGACACAGATTTGGTCTTGAAATGCAAGATAAAATTGAATGGGCTGAAAATGCAGAAGAGGAATGAATATGCTCGATGATAAAGAAATAGTAAGAATGACTATCGTTTACAAAGATGGCACAATGACTATTCTTAAAAAAGAAAAGAATGGTATGCTTAGTGTTGAGAGGAGAGAAAAATGAAACTATGTCCCGAATGCGGAAATGATTGTATAGAATATGAGTTAAGAAGATGGGGAATGTGTATTTCTTGTAGAGTTCCAGATTTAGATAGTCAAGAAACAGGTGAAGACAAATGAAAAAAAGAGCCGTCACTGTAACTTTACCAGCCCCTCATGCGGCAGAAATAAAATGCCCTATTTGCGAAGGGAATAAGTGTAAGGTTTGTAATATGACTGGCGTATTAAAAATCAAAGTAGCACCAAAGATACCTATTCAAAGAGCGCATATCATAAAATATGTCATTGAGAATATTCACGAGGTCGCTTCTGAACTTACAAGAATGTATGGTCTAACTCCAGAGATACAAACTAAAGAAATACATGAAACAGAAAATGCCCAATACGAAATTGTTCAGATTTCTAGTTTGGGTGGTGCTTGTTGGGTAGTAAATAGATTAGACCAATTAGATACACCAAGATATTTTACTTCAAGACAGGACTTAGACAAATTTAAACAAGGGTGGATGGATTGATAGAAGAAGATAAGACAGATAGTAAACCTATTAATTGGGGAATAAATGATGATGTTGGTCATATCCACACAACACAATGTTGTGGTTCAATTGTATGGATTTATACTGATTACAGAGAAGATGGGGAATTTTTAATTCCTATTTGTTTTGCTTGTAAAAGAAGAGTAACATTAGAAGGTGAAATAATTGAGTGATTTAAAATTAAAAGGAAGAATAGTTAGAGACTCTACGAATGAAATACAAATTTATTCGGGAGAATATTGGAAGAAAGAAGTAGTCGATTTTAGATGGTATCAAAATGACAAACCAACTAAAAAAGGAATAAGAATGAATTTAGAAGAAGCGAGAAGAGTGCATACTATTCTCACAAGAATTTTGAACGAGGCGGATATAGATGTGGAAATGGATTAATATTTTTAGAAAACAAGATGAATTTACTAAGTGGGCTAAAGCCCTAGAACGAAAACTGAAAGGTGAAATAAAGGAGATGTTTAGAGAAGCATGGCCTTCTGCTAGAGAATTGAATGAAACTGTTAGGGCTTCATTTATTTTCTACTGGGAATTAAGAAGTAGTGCTACACAATTACACCATGTTGCTCAACCAATGACTATTGGATATCTTGCCTATTTGGCAGATGGAGCGCAAGCAGTTAATAGAACAGATATTATAGAGATTCTAAATAATATGATTAGAAATATCCCTAGAATAAATGTAGAAATAAACAACGCCCTTATTCCTAAAGGTGAAAAGGATGAAGAAGAGTGACTATATAGAAATAGCCAATAAACTATGGTCTATTGCGATAAGGACAAATATGTCAGCAGATTTTTCTGTTAGAGAAAAAGAACTGATTAAAGAATTAATAAAAAAATGTAATGAGGTTGAAATTTATGAGATTTGCACGATTGATGGAAGCGACGGAAAAATTGAATCCGAAGCGAAAGGTAAGTTTAGTTTCCAAAGACGCTGAACTATTTGATAGGCCATTGTTATTTTCAATATTATCTATGGAATATCCTTCTAATAATATAGGAATACAAAAGGCGATTAAATGGGTTGCTTCTTCTTTAGAAATATGGGAAGATGAAATGAAGTCTGCCTATGAATCTTGGTCTGATTTAGGTGACGCTGTAAAATACTTAGACCACTCTAAATTAAATGATGAACATATAACATTAACACAACTACACAATTTGATTTCTTTAGATTGTGGAGGATTAAAGTCAGATTCTTTTAAATTAATAAAAGAGAAGTTAGGTGTAATGTCATCCTTAGAAAGAAAGTGGTTTATTCGCTATTGGTTAAAAATCCCTAGGAATGGGATTAATGAGGGGTTAGTAAAAAAGATGATTGCTAAATCTTATGGTAAGACTTTAGCAGAAGTAAAAAAGGATACTAATTTTAATTCAATATTTGATACTTGTAATTACTATGAAATGAATGAAACTCCACCAACTAATCTTACTCATGGTAGATTTGTTAAGCCAATGCTTGCCAAGGATTTACCTATGAAAGAATGGCCTAAAAATAAGATTGTAGACTACAAGTATGATGGTAATAGGTATCAGATTCACAAAGAAGGAGACAGTGTAATTATCTTTAATCGTAAAGGAAATATTGTAACTCCACAGTTTCAAGATGTTGTAGAAAGGGTTAGAGAATACCCCGTTGACCGTTGTATTCTTGATGGTGAAATATACCCGATTAAGGATGATGGTTCTCCTGCTGAACATAAACTGATGGCTACTAGAGTACATTCTAAAAACCATGAGGAAGCAAGGGAGAAAGTAAAGGTCAAATGGGTTATATTTGATTGTCTAAAATATCGAATAATAACTTTGATGGATATGCCTTATTCGCATAGACTTACTATGATGAAAGATTTACCCGACCAAGCACACAGAATGGAAGAGGGCGGTGATGTTCTAGCATTCTATAATAGAGCAATTAATGATGGCTTTGAGGGCATTATTGTTAAAGATGCTACCTTATCCTACGAAGCAGGTAAAAGAAGTAAGGGATGGGCTAAATACAAGCCTCCTAGAATAGAATTAGATGTTGCCATTATATCTGCAAGATATGGAGATGGAAAGCGTTCTAGTGTATTTGCTTCTTTCGATATCGCTGTAAAAGGAAAAAGTGGTTTTACTAATGTAGGTTCTATTGGAACAGGATTTACAGAGCAGGAACTATTGATGCTTACTAATAAATTGAGAACTACTATAGAAAAATACGATAAGGGAACTTACTATTTCTTACCGAGAGTCGTTCTAGAAGTTAGCGCAGATTTAATTACAAAAGATAGTAAAGGAAATATTGGTTTAAGATTCCCGAGGATGAAAAGAATTAGGGATGACAAATATGTTATCGATATAAATACAGAAGATGACTTAGAAAGGTGGATTTGATGTTTAGAAAATCCGTTTCCGAGTGGACTGAAAAATATGGTTCTGTAACAGTTTTTTCATATATGGTATATGGAGAATTGGATGACGAAGAAATTTCTACCCTTGGTAACGGGTTGAGCATTTTCTTAATAATGGAAGGAATTATGCCACTATTCAATATATTAGAAGAAGAAATAGATACTGAACAGGCTTTGGCTATGAATGAATATAGGGGAACTTTCATACAAATAGTCCTACCTAATTCTGTAGTTCATCTAGAGTCCTTAATAAAAACCGTAGCATCTGATTTTTTTAGAATAGTAGCATTAAAAAATAATTATATTAAAACCGAGAGAGTGATAAATAATGCATAGTAAAGATATGTTGATTGGTATTTTTATTAGTTTAGCAAATTGCGATATTCGTATAGAATCTAATTATAGAAGCAATACAGGCTACCAAGTAAAACCAAGGCTTCAACTTAGAGGAGAAATGAACTTTCTCTTAGAAGTGCAAAGAAGTCTCCTACATCATAATATTGTTTCTAAGATAAAAGAAGTCGAATCTAAAATGAGACCTAAACCAATTCTTAGAATTACAAGAGTAGCAGACTTACATAAAATATGTGAGATAATTCCTTGCGAATTATCTGATGCAAGAAATCAGTGGAATGATTTTAGAACCGTGATAAATATAATGAATAATAAAGAGCATCTAACTTTAGATGGCTTGGATAGAATACTAATAATTAAGGGTTTGATTTAATGGGACTTAAAGATATTAACAAAGACAGAACAATAGTAATTACCGGAAAACATGGAAGCGGTAAAAGTACTATGGCAAAGGAGATGTTTGAAGATGCTATCATTTATTATGGTAATGATATTGAAATACATGACATTTTTTCAATACCGAGAGAAAGAGGAATAATAATAGAAGACATACACTACAAACCGAATACAGATGAGATTCTAAATGTTCTTAGAAATTATCGTGGTAAAGTAGTAATGACTTCTCTTAATCAAAAAGATATTCCTAAGACAATTAAGAATATGGTGAAGTTCAAAAGAGCAGGTTCTAATGAATATATTAGAGAACAAATAAAAGAATTAGCACCAAGATGTGAAGAACCATTCTCTAATGAGAGAGATATGTTTTCTATAGTTTTGGAATATCTAAAAAATAGTAATAGGGATTTAGTAGTGGATTTGTTGAAGTTTAACAAACCTGCCGATACTCAAATCATGACTTGGTTAATCGAAAATATCCATCCAAATAAATTATTATTCGTTGATGGAGTAGTTAAGAGAAGATGGAGTCAAAGATATTTCTATGAGATGTTAGCATATGCTTACAATGGAAAAAACTATTCAAGACCATCTTTTCCAAAGAGAGGAACTTATTCTAAGATACCTTATCTTTGTAGAAGATTAAAAGTTAGAGATGAAAGATTGCTTAGGCAATTATTGAAAGATGAAGAGTTCGCTGATTGGGCGAGAACTAAACTGAATAATTCTGAATGTAGATTATTAGGTTTAGGAGAGAAAAAGAGAAAGAAAAGAAAACCAAAAATAAAAATGAATAAATTGAGTGATTATTATGAAAAGTGAAAAATTAGTAGAAAAAGCAAAACTAGCACAAGAACTTGAGGATTTAGTTAAACTAGCAAATGAGGCAGAAATGGCAGTAAGTCATCTTCTTGAAGAAATGAGGGAATATAATTTCCAAGAACCTCATGGTTGGTTAAGCAGTATTGTTTACGAACTTAGAAAAGAAATAGAAAATAAATTGGAGGAATTATAATGTTATGGACAGAAAAATATAGGCCGGAGTTTTTGCATCAAATAAAAGGACAAGAACACTTTGTTATGGATGCTGAAAATTGGATAGAATTACAAAATATGCCTAATGTATTATTTTACGGTGTAAGTGGAACAGGTAAAACTGCTTCCGGATTAGCCCTTACAAGAAGTATATTAGGAGAAGATGCCTTAGATAATTTCTTTGAAATTAATGCTTCTGATGATAGAAAGTTAGAAACAGTTAGAACTAGAATAAAAGAAATCGCTCAAAGCGGAGGATTAGGTGGAGTTCCTTTTAGAATAATCTTATTGGATGAAATGGATGGAATGACTACCGATGCACAAAACGCACTAAAGAGAATAATGGAAAGGTATGCAAATAATGTAAGATTTATTATTACTTGTAATGATAGAACTAAGATTATTTTTGCCCTACAAAGTAGATGTGCAAACTATCATTTCAAACCCCTGTCATACAATGTAATTTTAGATGTACTGAATGACATTCTTTCAAAGGAAGGACATGCAGATAGATTCAGTGAGTTGGAAATGTTAGCCTTTATTAAGGCATATGAGGGTGATTTAAGGAGGACGATAACCGAACTTCAAGCGGCTGTCTCCTCCGACAAACCGTTATCGATTCAAGTGCAATCCGGACTAAAAGATTATGAAAATATTATGAATGAAATACTAAATAAAAATACAAAAGTCTTATCTCAATTACACAGCCTTCTTTATGATGGAAAGACCATCAAAGATATTTGTTTGGGATTACACGATGTTATAATTGAAGCAGAATTAGATAGCAGTTTAAAATACAAATTATTACGAGTAATAGGAGAAAGTGAATGGCGTTCCACTACTATGACACCGAGAGTTTTACTCTCATGGATGGTAGGGCAATTAATATGAAAAAAATGGAAGTGAAAAAATGGATGAAAAAATAAAAGCAGAAGTAGAACAAGGAGCAAACCTTCTAGGTCTTAGCGTTGAAGATGCTATGGCAAAGTATGAAGGAATTTGTAAAGAAACAGGAATAGAATTGTCAAGTCCTATTGGACTTGCACAGTGGAGAAGTTATGTTGCTAACGCAAGAAGGCAAAATAGCAGTTCTTCTAACAGTGGAAGCAATTCTCTTTCAAAGAAAGCCTTCGGGTTTTTCGTTTCTCTAGAATCTCCTAGGGATACTATGGTATGGAATAGAAACAAAGCAAAGGAAGAATATGGTAGAAATGCTGATGCTGCTTTAGAAGCAGGTCTTATTGCTACAGCAGAACAAACAAACGATGGCTCTTGGAAAGTTCTAAGAGTTCATGAGGGAGAATATCAAGAAAGGATAGTAAATAATCTCCCCGAAGGAGCAGAAGAAATAGATGGAAATATGATTATTCCGTTGGATGCTACTAAGAATTATCCTAGTGGTGCAGTAAACAGAAATTATGGAAAGCCTCTTCCTGCTAATGAGTTTAGAAGAACAGGAGTATTTTATGGAATGGTTGGGGATGATACAGAAATGAAATCCTACAACTTCTCATACAAGAAAAAGGGCTGTATTGATTTCGCCCCTAATTGTTTTGAGTTCTTACA